GTGTTATTGACCGACTGACCAGAAATTATATCAGGGCCTCTCAGAAAAGTCAAGAGATTTTTTCAGTTAATTTCGTCAATTCATCGGTATTCCTCCATTTCAGTAGCCATTATACCACATCTCCAAGCCATTGTCAAGCGATTTATTTGCATTTATTTTGATTTATTTTGCATTTAGGGGTTGACATGTTCTCAAAACAAGTGTATAATGGCTACATAAACTGAGAAAAGGAACTGATTATGGCGTATGTATCACAAGAGAAGAAGAAACAACTGGCTCCAGGCATCAAAGCGGTGCTGAAGAAGTACGGCATGAAGGGTTCTATTGCTGTGAAGCATCATTCATCCCTTGTAGTTAACATCAAGTCTGGTGCGTTGAAGTTCGAACACAGTCATGGCGAGGGTTATACACAGGTTAATCCCTATTGGATAGAAGAGAACTATAAGGGCAAGGCGCAGAGGTTCTTGAATGAGTTGTTTGCTGCCATGAAGGGTTCTGATTGGTTCTGTGAGGATGATGCTATGACTGATTACTTTCACAGGAGTCATTACACAGACGTTAACATTGGTTCATGGAATAAGCCTTATGTTCAAACTGCTTAAGTGGTTGATTATACTAGGTTTTTTATGGGCGGTACTCATAGTGGGCAGTACTATGGGTATGATTGTCCTGTTGTAGTAATGTCACATGGTGAAATTAATTGAAAATAATTGAAATAAAGTGAAAAAAAGACTTGACAATCTATTGACAGCAGGGTATAATAGGTATGTAAGGTTGAGAATTAAGGAGTAATATGAATATGAATACATCAAATCTAATCGCTGAGTTAAGTACTTCTGTTGGACAGGGTATCTTCTCTAGTGTTCGCTCTAACATTAACCATGAAGAGATGCATTATGGGCCTGAGAACAAGAGAGAGTGTCCTTGTGATACATGTCCTCTGTTCGAACAGTGCTTGAGTGCTCAGACAGAGTGTTCTGCAATGCGTAACTGGTGTTCTAAAGGTGACTATAAGGATAGTGACTTGCAGAGATTAGTTCGTGCTTGTGCTTAATTAACTGTTGACAACTGGTATTACCTATGGTATAATAGGTATGTACCTTAGAGAGAAAGAACTATAGAATGAATTCAATTGAGATGTTAGAAACATTAAAGAAAGAATACTTGGGTATGGGCTATCAGGTAGAGTACGAGAAGTACGGACTCAAAGGCATCATAGAGGGTTTAACCATTACAGAGAAGATGCACTTCGTGGATTGGGAAGACGCTTGTGACTGGGCTGGGAGAGTGACCATGAACCCTAGTGTACCCTACGTCATCTTAGAGATGCGTGGACAAGAGGGACAAGTAGAGAGGTTCTGAACAGGTAGAGAGACGACTGGCACCCATATGGGTTAGGATAGAAATATCACTGCATGTCTCTTGACATTACCATCCGAGTATGGTATAATGGCCCCCTTAGAACTGGCTGGGCAAATGTAATCTATAAATGCAATAAAGATACAGATAACTATTCCATCCACTTCAATCGTTTTCCAGAAATGGCCACCCCCCAAAACTGAGAGCAATTCAATTGCACTACCCTAGTAATAAAAAAATCTGAAATTAATTTCTAAGTCATTGTTTTTATTACATTTTTATTTTCATTTTTTACTTGACACTTGTTATTAGATCAAGTATAATGGCTACATAAGATAAAGAAAGAGAGAGACTATGATTATTGAACAGACATACCACGGTGTAGAGATGAAGATGCAAGTCACTGACATAGAGATTGGTTCCTATCAGGGATTCATTAAGGGCGACTTAGTTGTCTATGAGAAGGGTGGGGATGCATTCGAAGGAATGGTTCTTAATGGTTTTGATGAGGTAGGGATGTTTGATGACATGTTTACAGTTCCACAATACGCAATGACGGAGAATGTATAATGTATAGTTCTACTGACGCATATCAAGCTGCACTTGACACTGGTGTAATGAATAATGACCTTGCAAACAAGTATGCGAATTACTTTGCAAAGAAGTCTCGTGCAATTCGTACAGGACGTTTACAGGCGTCTGGTGTAGACAGTGGTCGTTCTAAGGTTTACTCAGCGGAGTTTGCCGTACAGCGTAAGTATCCAGATAGTTCAGTTAATCTATCAGAGAAGGAAACCACACAGTACTTCAAACGCATTGTCAAGTCTAAGACGTATCAGAACCTATGCGGTAATAATGGTCAGAAGAGTCCTACTCTACGTTTTATGAAGGCGTCTTCTAGTCCTCGTGTAGCGGGTACGGCGGGATACAACGGTGTTATCTCTCTGCGTCCTAACTGCGGTACAAACAAGTACACCATCATCCATGAACTCACCCACACGGCTGGGAACATGCATCACGATGTAGGGTTTCGTGTTGACTTGGTGAAACTTGTCTCACGGTTCTTGGGAACTCAGATGGCGAAAGACTTGAAGAAAGAGTTTCGCTCTCGTAAACTCAAGATGTCCGTATCGCAAAACATTATGTCTCCTCTGAAATGGTTAGAGGGATATAACAGAATGGCTGCGATGCGTGATAAGAATCATCTTATTCAAGAAATGCGGTCAACGGTCTAAAGGAGTATGAAATGAAATTTGAAGAACTAAAATTCGAAAAACTCTATGATGGTGTTCAAGCCATTGTAAAGTTTGATAAGTATGAAATGTCTGTGGTAAGTCATAGTTACTCTTACGGTGGTAAGAAGGGAATGTATGAGATTGCAATCTTTGATGGCAAGTCTCAAGTAGAACTGCCCGGCATCACTCGTGAAGGTGATACGGTACAGGGGTTTCTATGTGAGGAAGGTCTGAATGTTATCTTTAAGAAGATGACTAGTATTACTGGTTCTCTAGGAACTCAAGTGTAGGAAGGGCAATTATTGCCTTTCCTTTTTTTATGTAAACTGTTTCATATAATGTACATTGTAAACAATAAGAAACAAATTAGAAACTAAACGATGCCCCGATTGTAACATCGCCTCGTTTGCCTGCATTCAAGTCCCATGAAGAACCAGCAGACAATTCTACATTGTCACGCAATCCGTATGTGACTTCAAAGTCTAGTACTGGATGTGTACCATTGTCCAATGCGTCAAACAATACAAAGTCTGAGTCAGCAGTTGACTTGTTGTTATATACAGAAATGTCTGTACTTGCTTCTACGTTCCATTTACCCATTCCGTAATTTACTTCTGGTGTCAATGTTACTGTCATTGATTCTGCATCTACTTTGTATTCAGAATCTACTTCGCCGCCGAAAGTTAAACCTTCAGCCAATAGTGGTGTGCCTGCAACAACAAATGCTGCAGCGATTAGAGTCGTTTTCATTTTAGGATTTCCTTTTAATATACTATGTGATTTCTTTTCACACCTTTACTTATATTACAAATACGTCTTTTTGTCAATAGATTAATCTATTAGTATAAATGTGTGTCTTCAATATCACACATGTGCTTCTGTGGTTTCATTATAAATACCTGTAAGGAGATTATAGATGGCGATTACTGACAATACATTCTTCGCTGGCCGTGACGGTTTCGTTTGGTGGTTCGGTGTAGTAGAAGATAGAAATGATCCACTTGCACTTGGACGAGTACGAGCTCGTGTGTACGGTTATCATACTGAAGATAAAACAAAACTTCCTACGGTAGACTTACCTTGGGCAGTATGTGTGCAACCAGCGAACTCTGCTTCTGCTGGTGGTATTGGTAGTTCTCCCACAGGCCCGATTGAAGGTTCATGGGTATTTGGTTTCTGGCGTGATCCAGACTTCATGCAAGAACCTATGGTGATGGGTACAATCCCTGGCGTTACTTCTGCTGCTGCAGCTCCAAGTGGTGACTCTCCTCACGACTTCTCTCCAAACCAAACACTTCCACCACCAGACATATCTGAGTCACTGGTTTTAGGTGATGGTACGACTACAGAATTTTCTACGCCCGCTGATGCAACAGACTCTACAGTCCTAGTAAAGATTGATGGTGTGGTACAACGTGCAACTAACAATCCACCCGAATCAGAAAACAATGTTGAGGTTCCGCCAGATGCATACTTTGGTGATGGTGCAAGATCTGAATCATCTGAGTTTGGTAGGTCTAGATTTGGAAATCAAATGGCAGGAAAAGTTAATCAACTTGCACCAGAACTTAGAAGTAAATTTATTGCAGGCATTAATAAGTTCCTTGATGATAATCCAGACCATGATTGTAACATCGGTCACGCATATAGAAGCAATGCAAAACAATTAGAACTATATCGTAAACACCAAGCGGGTGGGCCTCTTGCTGCAAGGCCGGGCAACTCATGGCACAACTATGCGTGTGCTATTGACTTAACTATCTACACTGATGATGGACGCATATATGATGATGGTAGTAAAGGGGATTCCAACTATACCCAAGTTGCTAGATCAGCGTTTGCATCAGCAGGACTAAAGAATGATATCTCTGGTGACAGCGGACACTTCTATCCAGAACAATTTCCAAAGGGAGTTGATAGTAGACTCAAGAATGGTACTATCACACTAAAAGATTATCTTGCAGAGAAGGGGGTTTAAGAAATGTCATATAAGATTGAATCAGGTAAGATTACATTTGATGAACCGCCAAGAGAAGGTGCAGAGGTTGAAGTCATTGTATCTAAAAGAAATAATCTCAAAGGGTTTAGTGACCCTAATGGGTTCTATCCTCGTAGAGTAAACGAAGCGGACACCAATCGTCTTGCAGTAAACGATCAAAGAAACCAACACCCTGTTAATAAATTTAAATCAGATAATGTCGATGACTTAACTGGTGAACCTAAACCATCATACAATGCTCAGTATCCTTTCAACCATGTAAGGGAAACAGAGAGTGGACACATCCAAGAGTTTGATGACACGCCAGGGCATGAACGTATACACGAGTATCATCGTTCTGGAACTTTCTATGAAGTACATCCAGACGGTACTAAGGTAACTAAGATTGTCGGTAATGATTTTGAAATAGTTCATAATGACAAACAGGTTCGTGTTCGTGGTAACATGAAAGTATTCGTTGATGGTGATGCATCTCTGTATGTGCGTGGTAGTATGGATGCACAGATTGATGAACACTTAAAGTTTAATGTAGGACAGAACATCGACTTCCATGCTGGTAAGAATATCCGCATGTTCGCAAACGAATCAATAGAGATGACTGCACAGACTACAATGACACAACAGTCTGTTGGAAAGTTCTTACAACAATCCCAAGGTGACATGCAAATCATTACCGCCGCAAACTTTACGAATGCAGTACTTGGTAATTATGATATGGTTATTGATGGGGATTCACTTACAGACATTAAAGGAAACCTTTCCACTAACATCACTGGTAACGTAGGTATGTTGGCAGAAGGAACCTTTGCGACAACTATTAAAGGTGCATCTTCTTTCCATACTGAAGCTACACTAGACATTGCGTCTACTGGTACAACGAATATAACATCAACTGGTGCAATGAGTATCGGTACTGATGCTGCACTAACTGTATATGGTGGCGGTGCAACTAAATTTGGTTCGGGTGCTGCAATCAATATTGATGGTGCAACTGATGGATTGAATGACGGAAGTGCAACTGCTGTTACTGTATCAACTATTACTGCTGTTGTTCCTATCGTTCCTCGTGTTAAACCTTCACCACCAGCTGGAGATGGATACGCACCAGAAGTTACATTCATGGACACAGGAGATATTGCAACTGGTATTCTACCATTCAGTATTGATGATGAAGAGTATGACACAGATGGGTTTGCTGGTAAGATTGAGGCACCGAAAGAAGCAGAAGTATTAGAGGAAAAACCTTTTGTTCCTTTAAGTGAGTCTGATGAATTCTTTGCTGGTGATGATGAAGAAAAGAGTGATGCAGAAATTAAATCAGCAATCGAAGCTGGTGATATTATGCCAACCTCATTCTCAGACTATTCCTTTAATGCATTGACAGGTAAGATTAATACAAGTGGTGCGTCTAGAAAGGCAACATCTATTCCTCGCATTCCAGATGAAGGTGAAGAACATGGAGAAGAAGGTTCGGCCTTTAGTGCAGAACCAGAAGCAGCGGCGGATACTGCTGCACTTGAATCTGCACAAGCAGACTTTAAGTATGATGGTGCTGGAGATGTTATTGGTGGGGTTAACTATTCACTTCCACTATCTACACACTTTACATTAGGACAACTATCTAAGAACTCTGTTGTTGCGAAAACAAAAATTAAAAAGGGTGGTAACAAAGGTTTCACTCAAAAAGAAATTATTGACAAACTTAAAACTCTTGCGATACACGTTCTTGATCCAATCAAAGATCAGTATCCAGATATGATTGTTACTAATGCGTTTAGAGGAAAGTCTACAGGTTCACAACACAATGTGGGTGAAGCGGCAG